GCGCCCTGCTTGGTCGTGAAGCTCGTTCGAGGGGAACGGACTCGTGCAGGCGAAGGCCGCTATCAGGCGCGAGCAGCCATCGAGGTCGAGTATTATCCCGATGCAAAGGCTGCTTCCGTTCATGATGTTGCGGATGCGCTGTATGATGTGCTGGAACTGATTGAAGCAGGCGGCAGCTTATGCAGGGGGACAGGCTGGAAGCATGAGATCGTGGAACGCAAGCTGCGATTCCAAGTGCAGTATGAGTACATGCTGACTCGTTCCCGTGAGGAAATGAGCAAGATGAATGCCATGAAGCAGGAGGGACGCATTCGAGATGTCTAATGCAAACAAGCAGGACAAGCGTAATGTGGAACATGCCGAGGCTGCGGGCGAATTCGCTTTTGCGAAGGAGCAGTGGCTGGAAGCGAAATGCTGGAGTGCATGCGAGCGAGACATGCTGCATGCGCTTCTGGCGGGCAATGAGCAGTACACGAAGGCGCAGATCGATGCGCTGCTACACCAATTTCAAATTCAGGAGGTAAAGTAATGGCTGGAGGAACATGGACGACACAGAACAAGGTAAGACCAGGCGTATATGTGAATGTAGTAAGTGAAGGGAAATCGGTTGGAACCCTGGGTGAGCGTGGGATTGTTACTTTTCCCTTGGCTATGAGCTGGGGCCCATCTAAAAAAGTAATTGAGATTTCTGCTGGTGATAATGTTCGAGATTTACTTGGTTATGATATTACAGCACCAGAACTTCAGCTTGTTAAAGAGGCAATGAAACGAGCCCACAAAATACTTCTCTATCGCTTAAATACTGGTGTTGCCTCGAAGGCTACGGTGGGATCATTAACGGCAACAGCAAGATATAATGGTAGCCGTGGTAACGACATTAAGGTTGTTATCCAAAAAAACATTGATGATGATAAGAAGTTCGATGTCATTACCGTGTTTGCTGGCACACCCGTTTATACGGAAACAGTTCATAAAATCGAAGAGCTCGTAGGCAACGCGTATGTCGGTTTTAGTGGGAATGGAGAGTTGGAAGCGACAGCGGGTCTTCCTCTTACCGGAGGAAGTAATGGGACAGTAACCAATCAAGATCATATGGATTATTTGGAAGCAATTGAGGTTTACGATTTTAATGCCATGGCACTGCCTAATGATGAACAGTCGCTTAAATCTGTTTATACTTCCTTCGTAAAACGGCTTCGAGAAAAGGAAGGTAAAAAAGTACAAATTGTAATGCCTAATTATCCAGCAGCTAATTCCGAAGGCGTGATCAGCGTGAAAAACGGTGTTGTTTTATCGGATGGCACTGTTCTAGATGAAGTAAAAGCAACTGCATGGGTAGCAGCAGCAACCGCGGCAGCTGGTGTGAATGAATCTCTCACCTACACCGCTTATGACGATGCGGTGGATGTAGATAAAAAATATACGAACTCCAAAATAGAAGAAGCACTAAAAAATGGTGAATTGTTGTTCGTTCAAAATAATGGACGAGCTGTAGTGGAACAAGATATCAATACGTTTATTGCGTATACACCGGGAAAAGGGCGTCAGTTCGCCAAAAATAGAGTCATTCGAGTGTTAGACGCCATTGGAAATGATATAAAATCGCTCTTCGAGAAATCATACATTGGCAAAGTTAATAATAACGATGACGGCAGAAATCTATTTAAAAATGAATGTATTTCCTACTTGAATAGCTTGCAGGGAGCCTCGGCAATCCAAAACTTCGATAGTCAAACGGATGTCGTCATCTTACCTGGAGATGAAGTAGACGCTATCTATTGTGAACTGCATATCCAGCCAGTGGATTCTGTAGAAAAAATTTATCTAAAAGCAACATTACAATAGGAGGGATTGTTCATGGGTTATTTAAAAGCGAGAGATACAATATCGGGACAAGAGGGTCGTGCATTTGCGACTATTAATGGACGAAACGTAGAAATGTTTTATGTTAAAACACTAGAAGCAAAGATCGAAAAAAATAAAGTTGAAGTAAACTCGCTGGGAAGACGCGGAACACAGCATAAAGCTGCAGGTTGGAAAGGGACTGGCAGCATGACAATATACTACGTAACAACTGAGTTCCGACAATTGATGTATAACTATGTAGCGAACGGAAGAGACACCTATTTTGACATTATGATTACGAATGAAGATCCTACCTCTTCAATTGGCAAACAGACTGTAACTTTAAAAGACGTGAACCTGAATAGTGTCGTCATTGCAAAATTGGATACAGGGAGTCAAGTATTAGAAGAAGAAGTCGAATTTACGTTTGAAGATGTAGTTTTGCAGGATTCATTTAAAGCACCGATTCTTGGTTAGTTGAGGAGGAGAAAAAATGAGTTTCAAAGCTTTTTTACGCGAAAATGTGGCAGTTAGGAAAGAAAAAGAAGTTATTATTTCTGAACGATTCAAAGATGATGCTGGAAAGGCAGTCCCGTGGAAGATTCGAACAATTACAGCAGAAGAGAATGCGGAGTTGCAGCAGCAAGCAACAGTACGAAAAAAAGGGGAAACCGAATTCGATGGAACCCTTTATATTGCAAAGCTTACTGCGGCATGTGTAGTATTTCCTGATTTAAAATCGGCGGAGCTTCAAAAAAGTTACGGCGTAATGGGAGACGATGTTCTTCTAAAATCAATGCTTACGGCCGGGGAATATTCTAAACTGTCTTCGGTAGTACAAGCACTGAATGGCATGGATGAAGATATTAGTGAATTGATTGAGCAAGTAAAAAACTAATCGATGGCGGCGACCCCATGGCGAATTATGCTTATTATGCACTCCACGAACTAGGAGTAATGCCGTGGGATTTCATGGGGTGGTCTCCACGTAAACAGGCAACGGTAATCGCCATGATCGATATTCGGATTAAAGCGGAAAAGAAGATACGGAAGAGTACTTGATAAATCTCCCTGATGTTATGGTACAATTTAACTATAACAATCAGGGGGAGAAAGATGAGAAAATATTTTGTCTTTTCTATAGTTATTCTAGTGCTTATACTTACCGGATGTACAACGAGTATTTATGATGAGCCTTATACAAATGAAATTATCGATAGGATATCTGGCCCTCAATCAGAGGTAACTAGTTCAGATCTCCTGAGCCTCTCAATGGCAGAGGTTTATGAAAGAGAAGGAAGAATGACGATTGCAGGAAAGACAGTAGGGCAGGTCATAAAAGAATCAACTCGCATTACCATGAAAAAAATAGAACAAGGTAAACAAGCAAATGAAGAGAGAGAAAAGCAAGTTGCTCTCAGCAAGGAACGAACAAAAAGAATTAAAATAGAGCTGGTTAAAAAAGAGAATTACCCTTTTAGTGTCCAAAAGGGAATCTATAATGATGTTATTCGAATTGACTATCGAATGACGAATAACTCAGGTAAGCCTATTTCGGCGTTTAAAGCTAGCTTCACTCTTCTTGATGCGTTCGGTGAGTCCATATTTACTTCAGGCATAACCTATGACGAGGGGCTCCAAAAAGGTGAAAAGGTAACCCAAGCATATCAAGTCGAGGTGTCGCCTTTTACTGAGGGGTCAAAGGATTTATGGAGAGCAAGTAAAGTTAAGTTGGTCTATACGATAAAAGAAATCATTTATGCCGATGGCACGAAAGAATAAATGAACCACCCTCATTCGAGGGTGGTTTTTCATTTTAAGAAAGAAGGGAGGATGCAAATGAATGGTATAGCAGAAATGAATCAGGTCATAATGGTGGCTGAGCGAGTTTATAAGCAGCTCAATGTGCGCGCGAAAGTAGTAAATACATTGTCATCTGCGCAAGAAAGGTTAATAACGCTTGAGGCTGAAGCGGTAACCACAAGACAAAAATTTTATATGCAACAGAGCAAGGTGAATGCGGAAATTCGCCAGGGGACAAAGAATCAGACCAATTTCAATAATGCGATTAAGCAAGGAGCCGAAGAACAAAAACAATTAATTGATGAAATAAGGAAGCTCAATAAGAATGATTATTGGAAAGTCGGATTAAAAGCGGGGAAGAGGATTTATAGTTCAGCGGTTGGAGATGCGATGTCGTTGAATAAAATGGAGCAGCTCGTTATGGCGAGATCTGGTTCTCCAGAGTTAGGCAAGTATTATATTCAAGACTGGAAAAAGACTGCGCGACAAACGGGAACCAATTTCAATGATCAAATGAAGTTAGGAATGTCTTTTATGCCGCAGGTTAAAAATCCCCGGCAGGTAAATGATCTAATGAAATTATCCCAGCAGATTGCCGCATTCGACGTAAGTGGAAAAGGCTCTGCTGGAGCAGCAGAGGCAATAAAAAGTCTTATGGGCGGGGATTCATCACCATTATCAAAACAAATGGATATTCCTAAAAGTGTAATTGAGAAAAAATTTGGAATTGTGGATGCTGCGAAATCAGGAGATTTAGACAAGTTTATTCAGAAATTTAAAGAAATGCTAGAATACATGTCCATGGGTGAAAAGCAATACAAAATGTTAATGGACACTCCTGCGATGAAAGCGGAAGCAGCCGTAAATGGGTTTAAGAATTCATTGGCCGAAGCCGGCATGACAGCCATGCAATTGTTGGCACCTCAACTCGAAAGAGTCAATCAATGGCTTCAGTCTACGCAAGGACAAACCTTCTTTATGAGTTTAGGTACCACGATTGCGACTGTAAC